TTTCTCCTTTGCAAAGATTGTTAACAAAATAAAAAGACCCCTTTGGCATCTTTTTATTACTCACAATGTATTTATACATCAAATGTTGATGATTTTTCTAAAGCGATAAAATAAGAAACCGGTTTGGCTTTATTTGTCCACTTGGAAATCAACTTCGACGATATTTGTACATCGTACTCTCCGTCAATGATTTTCATATTAGATATGTTCATCACGAACGAAAATTTATGACCAGTTGTATTTGGTCCTAAATCAGTTTCAAAAGTATTGGCACTAGAATCTTTAGTGTCAAATACTCTTACTGATATGGAATCATCGGTACCTGTGATTGCGACATCGAGATGCCCCAGTACAGATGCTGCCTTTTTAGTTTTGGATAATATTTCCTCAGTAAGAGTAATATTGACCTCACTTGTTGGCATTGTGATATCCTTATCAGGCGTTGTCAGAATACTTGGTTCTGCAAAATAAAACTTCACCCTATTGGTGTTATTCTTTATTTGAACCGAGTTGTCCTCGAACATTAATGTTGCGTCATCAATTAACGAATAGGTAGATAAAAATTCATTTAAATCATATATACCCATTTCAGTTGGAAAATCCTCTACAATATCAGCCACGGCCAGAATGTTTTTAGCTTCAGATATAGTCTTCAGCTGTTGTCCTGGTCTTAGGACGATATTGGAATTGATTGCTCCAAAGTTAGTTAATAACGATATAGTATCATCAGATAATTGCATTTGCTTCTCCATAATTTATAGTTACTATTATACCATAAAAAGGGCTCATTGTAAACCCTCTTTTTCATTTTTGTCATGTACATCCAAAGCAATTAAGGCATAATGTAGTATTTTTAACAGGTCTTTTCTGTTATAACCATCTTTTTTCCCATACCTCTGAGCATATTTTAGTACATTCCCTAAAGCGAAACCCATTCCGTGGTCACAGTCCACAATAAACTCAGTTGACTGAAATTTATTTTTACTGTAATGACCATCATAGGTTTTGCTTACATAATTCAGAAGCTCTTCAATAAGAGCTCCTTCGTTAAATTTAAAATCTGTTTTGTTTTTCTTAAACAATTTCTTCTCCTTCATCAGTTGATGATAGTGCGTCCTCATCGACCTTTGTGTAAAGGTCAAGGAAGGCTGATTTTGTGTCCTCATCGAACCTTGAGATACATAGGTCAATCGCCTTGGCTCTATTCTTAAAGATAGAGAAGGTTTGAACAATATGGCAAAGCCTTCTTGTTGAAATGACTTCGTCCACACCATCATCGTAAAATGTTTTTCTGATGATGTCAGCCCATGTAACTAGTTTATCAGCGAAATCCATATCCTTAGCATTGAATTTTTCCATGTGCTTTAATATGATTTTCTTTTCAATACTCATTGAGGCGAAAGTTTGGTCGATGGAAATAGTAAACCTTTCAAGGAATGCCTCATCGATAATAGAAGCAGCAGTAAATCTGCCATCTTCGGAACCTTTGCCTTTTGTATTGGCAGTAGCGATAACATTAAATCCAGGAGCAGGAGATACAATTTCTCCAGTCTTTTTAACCAAGACAGGTTTCCCTTCCAATATACCTTGTAGGCACATGATTTTATTTGTCGCTCTATCGATTTCGTCAAGCAGTAATATTGCACCGTTCTCCATCGCTTTTAAGACAGGGCCTTTGGCGAATACTGTTTCACCATTAATCAATCTGAAACCACCTAACAAATCATCTTCGTCAGTTTCAGGATTGATTTGAACTCTGATAAACTCTTTTTTAAGTTTAGCACATGCTTGTTCTACCATAAATGTTTTACCATTTCCAGATAGACCAGAAATGTATGTTGGATAGAACATATCACTTTTGACAATTTTTATAATGTCATGATAAGCACCCCATGCAATAAATGTGTCATCTAATTGAGCGAAATTTCTTTCCTCGGAAACGATTGATTGCATTTGCGCTGCATTAGCAGGTATTGGATTGACAACCGAAGTATTTGCCACTTCAGCCCTTAATGGTTCGATTAAACCAGCAAGGTCATATGTACCTATTTTAACTCTATTGTTTTTAGTTAAAATTGGGTCCCAGTCTTTGCCAGTATAGCCGAGAGCTTTACCAGCATCTACAACTGTAGATTTTCTGAAATGGACTTGGTCTGGATATTTTGCCGCCAGGTCCTTCAGTAAAATTGTTGTTGAGGTTTTCAAGTTATTCATAATATAGTTTCTCCTTATCTTTATTTTAAATATGTGTATATTATACTATATTCTCGGGCGTCTGTAAACACGCTAGATGAAAATAATATAAATTGTAACATACATGTAACACAATTGTAACATGCCTGTAACATTAGGCCACCGCCTTTCCAAAATTTGTAAGTAAGGTTTTGTTATTCTTCTTAGACTTACTGTATTTTTTAAACTGTGAAGTTATTTGACCTTTGGTCGCATCTTCGTCTGGGGCGAACCCATCATCTTCTGTATTCAATGCATTACCATGTTTTACAACATAAAATTCATTGTATCCAAGAGTATCGGTAAAGGTAACACATTTGTGTTTTGCATATTGTCTGTTATATGGCTTACGCTCATCATGGTCATGTATTCCATATCCTTCTCCATCACATTTTGCATCTGATATTTTATACCAGAAATTAGATGAACCGTCAGCAATAAAGAACCCAATAGTTTTTACACCATATTTCTTTTGAATGCTTTCTAGTAGAGCTTTGGTTCCTTGTCTGCCTCTGTCTGGCATCATTATTTTTTTACCATCAACATTTATGATTGTTTTTCCATACATATCAACTCCAACATAATCCACCTCACGAGATCTACATACATTTACTCTGTTTGCATCTCCATCTGATATCACAACCAAGTTCATTTTGTCAACAGCATTTTTGTTTTTGAATTCTTTAATTAGTCTGTGGCTGTTAATAAGAGCTTCGTTTAATGGAGTTGAACCATATTCTTCAAACTTAGATAATATCATTCTTTCATCGTATGAATAATCACCAGCCGACAATTCTTTTCTTAACCAGATGTGGAACATAGCTTCTTCGTATTGGCCCTTTTTAAGCTTTGAGGATACAATCTGAGGTAGTGATAATCCACAATGAGCGATTTCGCCTTCTCTTGTTACTGGTCCTGTGTAATCCTCTTGATCATCTCCCCAACCATTTTTGCCTAGTTTACTATTTGAACTAGTGAAACCATAAACATCGAATGGGATATTAACTGCCTTACAGAAAGTTACAAGGTGTAAAAGTTGGTCCATAACTTGGCCCATAGTTCCACACATTGAACCAGAGTAATCAATCAGCATCATCATTCCATGGTTTTTAGCATCAGCCAATTTAGTAACTCTTGAAAATATATCCTCATTAGTTTTATATGACCATAATCTGTTAACATCGATTGAACCAGTTTTTGCAGTTTGAGCTCTTGAATATCTGAACGCTGCTTTTCTCATTTCAAATTCCTTAACTGCATAATTGACATTTCTTTTAACATCTTTCATGTACATTTTGAATTCATCTTTTCTGTATTCATAGTTACCAATATCAGACCTAAGAGCTCTGTCCTTAGCCAAGTCATCATATGAAATAACCATTCTGTCTCTGATTTCTTTTCTTGGCTCATTACCAACTTGAGTTTGGTTACCTCTTTCGTCTTTATCTAAGAGGGTGTGTTCTTTTCTTCTGAACGCTTCATCAGTCGCTGAAATGTCTTCTTCAGCAGGTTGATTTTCGACATTACCTTGACTTTGGGCATCATCGTTTGCATCTCCTTCAGCAGGTTTATCTTCGGTAGGTTTTCTTCCCTCATCGGACTCGTTGCTTTTAGCTTCTGGTTGAGTATTTTGTTTCTCATTAGATTCCTCCTTATCATAGTCATCGTGAGCTGATGGTCCAGATTCGCCATCATTATTAGTTTCATTTTCTTCACCTGTTTCACCACCTTCTGGATTTTGTGGCTCAGGTTGTTGTATAAGTTCTGGTGTATTTTCTTTAGTATAAGCAAGAATGTCTCTGACCAATTCAGTAACCTCTTTAAAGGTTTCAGTTTTCATTGCTCTATTATAAAATACCATCTCTTCTGCACTAAATGGTACATCAAGTAGATTACCAACTTTAGCTTTTAGATTAATTTTGTCGATTAGTTTAACATTATCCCAATCAGTATCCAAGAGGTCCTCTCCAAAGAATCCATCTTCAAATAGTTTTTTGTAACCTCTGGACATAGGACCTATTAAACCAGCATAATTCTGTTTAATGTGTCTTTCAATTCTTGCGTCTTCGATAACATTAATATATGTTCTAGGGCAACCCTCTAATTTTTCAGGGCTGTCATGCCATCCTTCGAATGGAGTATATAATGCGTGTCCAACTTCGTGACCAATTAATAGGTCAGTAACATCGTTACCCATATCTTTCCATTGAGGTAATCCTAGAACTCTGTCTTTGATATCAAACCAAGCTGTGTGATAGTTACCATATTGAACAGTAATATCCTCTTTGGCTAATAATTTTGCTAGTGTGGTTTTATGATTCATATTACTCTTCTCCCCACACTACCATTAATGTAATGTTTATTGTTAAAATTATTATTCCGATTGTACTCATATTAACTCCTTATCAATTGAATATGGTACTATTATACTCTATCTATAGGAGAATGTAAACCTTTTTTTGAAAAAAACTGAAATTGTAACATGAATGTAACACAAATGTAACATGCCTGTAACAAATCTGTGATTTGGTGGAGCGTGTGGTTCTGCCCCACAGCATTTCCTATTGCAAGTAGGAAATTGACCCTAGTCGCGCCCCTACTTAATCTTTGAAAAATTCTTTTGTTTAAAGAACTCTATCTTTGACCTGAACTTGTTCTCTAATATTTCTCCTTTATGAGATATAATAAAGACATTCGTACCATCTTCTAGCGTGGTTAGAATTTTGGTTAAGTTTTCGATACCATCGTGGTCCAAAGAACTGTCAAAGGTTTCATCGAGTATCAGCAGATTCGTTGCTGCACTATTCTTGAGTTTAGCGATTTGCCTCCAAGTAAACAACAACGATAAATCGATTCTTTGTTTTTCACCTTCACTGAATGAGGCGTAGTTAAATGAATCACGATGGCGTGACCTAATGGTTTCATTGAAGTTTTCATCTAAGTGAAACGCTACAAAGAAATCCAAAATCTGTAGATATTGATTGATTAACCTATTCATAACAGGTAAATATTGTTTGATAACTTTGGTTTTGATACCAGTATCTTTTAACATTTCTCCTATTACTTCATTGTAGGTTCTTTCTTCAACATACTGTAATTTGTTTTCAGTTGATTTTTGCTTACCTCTCCTCATTGTAGATAATTCTTTTTTGGCCTGGCCTGAATCACCTGATTGTGAAGTGAGTGTATTAATTTCTTTTTGAATTTTATCTATTTCTTTTTGTAAGAGAGCAATCTTATCATTGTTTGAATTTATTCTATTCTGTCTTTGCCTAAGTTCATTAAGATGATTCGCGATAGTTCTGCCTTCCTGTTCAGTAGTTTTAATCTCTTTTCTAAGTCCTTGCATTTCCTCTTGAACATCAGAAGCCGAAATTTTAATTTTAGATATTTTATCATCTTTTATTTCCTCAGTTATCTCTTGCTCACATGTAGGGCAATTATCATTTTCTTCATAGAACCTAGCATCACCTACAAGAGTTTTAATTTTATCATTTAAAGTTTTATCCATTGATTTAACTTCGGACATTTTCTCTACATGATGTTTATGATTCTTTTCTTCTTCGGATATAAGTACTGATAAATTTTTACCTAAGTCCTTTGAATCTCTAAATATCTCATCAATATCATTTTTGTGTGTTTCAATAGAATCTCTTTTACCTTCTATTTGGTCCTGGTTTAGAGCTTCTAAATTATTAATGTATTTGGTTTGTGAATCAATCTTAGTATTAAGTAAATCAATCTGATGGTTAATATCAGTTAACTGGTCTCTAATTACTGAATTACGCTCTTTCAGTAGTGTATTCATTTTAGAGAATATATTAATATCCAATAAATCTTCTATCACTGCTCTTCTTGACCAAGCTGGTAATTGCATAAATGGTATAAAGGAACTACTTCCTAATACAACAACCTGATGGAATGATTTGTGATTTAGTTTTAAAATATTAGTTTCAAGGTACTTTTGGTAATCACGCATATTAGATGCTTGATTGGTCATATTACCATTCTGCCATATTTCAAATCTGTTAGGTTTGATACCACGAACAATTTTAAAGTCCTGGTCACCTACAGTGAATTCAACTTCAACAACGGTTTTCTTATTATTAATAGAATTAACCAATTGCATTTTGCCAATGTCACGGTGTGGTTTTCCAAAGAGTCCAAATGATAGAGCATCAAGTAAAGTTGATTTCCCTGCTCCATTTTGGCCTACGATGAGTGTTGATGGGGTCCTATCTAATTGAATCGTGATAGGGTCGCTACCAGTGGAAAGGAAATTTTCCCACTTACATGATTTAAAATGTATCATACTACCTCTAGGTTCTGTGCCTCCGTATAGAGTTTTCTTAACTCAATTTTTATATGGTCTTTGTCCAGGTCAGTTTCCACTGCATCGACATATGAATCTAGAAGGGTCGTAGTATCTTCAAGGGATATTTTCTCGTCGTCGACGCTTTCTCCCAGATACTCTTCAAAAGATTCTGCAATCTTTAGTTCATATGTTTCAATACTTTGTAGCCTATCCACAAATTGGTCGAACATATATAAGTCATTTTTATTTATAACAATTAGTTTTATGAACTTGCGTTCAAATTGTTTTACATCTATTTTACTATAGTCGGTTGTGGTATCATCATAGATTACCTTTTTAAACATAGTAATTGGATTTCGTACAGCTGTAATTTCTCTTGTTTCTGTGTCCAATATGTGGAAATATTTTGGGTCATCTACATCAGCCCAAGTAAATTCCATTTGCGAACCTAGATAGTGAACATTTTCTCTACTTGATTTAGTATGGAAATGACCAGATAGAACCATTTCGAACCTTGAGAAAGTATCTGCATGGTCCATACCATGGGGATTAGGTATCCCAGCCATCATTTCAAAGCCTTTTAATTCCAAATGAGCACCAAGGATAGGAGCTTTGCATTTAGCAATAAAGTCCATATATTCACTATAGTTACTATTATTAATCCATGGTACCACAGCAACATCTAATCCGCCATAATTCAGCACTGTTGGCTTCATAACGATA